CAGGGTACACAGTCGGAGCGGTTGAAAAACCAACAGTAACTCAAGTCGGCCCGTCCAATGTGTTGGTCTCCGATATCAGAGTTTCTACCTACTATACACAAACAAACTAAAGGATAAATAATGGCAACCGTAGTAATTACAGGGCGCGATGTTTCTCTATCTTTCACAGGTGGAACAGATATCGAAGCACAAGCAACAAGCGCAGTTCTAACAAAGAGAAATGTTCGTGAGACATACCAGACTCTCGATGGCGAAGCTTACAAAACCGTAAATATTGAGGGAGAGTTCGCTCTATCAATGCTTGCAGACTGGGGTAAGGCTAACTCAGTATGCGAAGCTCTATGGACAGCAGCAGAGACAGCACCAGATACAGACATTAGCATTACACTTACAGCTGCAACAGGCGCACAATTTGTATTTCCAATTAAGCCAGAGTTTCCTACAGCAGGAGGCGCTGGAACAGATGCTCAGACTGTAGACTTTACATTCAAGGTATCAAAGGGCGAAGTTACAGAAACATTTAGTTAAAAACTAGAAACGGGAGCAAACAATGCAACAGCAAATAACAATTAAATATAACGATGGATCTGAAGATACCTATCAAGTCAGACCACCAGATTACGCCAAGTGGGAGATGGCCACTAAAAAGGTCATTTCTAACTTTGGTGGTATGTGGGATATTTTGTATGTAGCTCATTCAGCGATGAAGCGAGATGCAGGCGGAAAGCCCGTAAAGCCATTAGAGACTTGGATGGAAACGGTGGCAGATGTCGAGGTGGGAAGCGATGACCCAAAAGCCATCCAAGAGGAAGCGTAAGCCGACTCTTAGTTGATCTGGCAATAGCGACTCAGATCCCTATGTCAGAGTGGCAAACAGCAGAAGATATTTTAACCGCAATAGAGATACTCGAGGAAAGGAATAATCGTGGCTGAACAAACGGCTCTCGATAAAACCCAACTTCGTGCAGTCTTTAAGGCGTTAAAGAATATGGATGAGCAGGCAGTAGACGAAGCCAAGCGCCAGTCTGGTGCTCTAGCAGAATATGCTCGCAAAGAGGTGATTGGCGCTGCATCGGGATTACAGTCTCGAGCAGTTGCCAGTCGCATCGCACAAGGTTCAAAGGTAAAGAAGTCATCTAGAATTGGTGAGATCACTTACGGCTTTGCAGCTCAAAAGTTTTCAGGTGGTGCAACGACTAAGGTACTTTGGGGTCCTTCGGAGTTTGGTACTAATAAGTTAAAGCAATTTCCTGTTTGGTCAGGACCGAATCCTGCGGGTGGTAGAGGTTCTAAGGGTTACTTTATTTATCCAACACTACGCAGAATTCAGCCTTACATCGTAGCTGAGTGGACTAAATCGTTTGATAAGATTTTGAAGGAGTGGACATAATGGCTAAAGATAGTAGAGCCTTAACGCTTAAACTCCTTGCAGATATCAATGACTTCACCAAGAATATTAACAAGGCCGATAATGATGTAACTGGCTTTGGTGACAAGGTTACTAAGTTTGGCAAAGTTGCAGGCGCAGCCTTTTTAGCAGCAGGCGTAGCAGCAGCGGCTTATGCAGGGAAGTTAGCCATCGATGGCGTTAAAGCTGCTATCGAAGATGAAGCAGCCCAGGCTAAACTTGCTACCACATTAAAGAATGTGACTGGCGCTACAGATGACCAGATCAAGGCCACAGAAGATTATATTCTTAAGCAGTCTCTTTTATTTGGTATTACAGATGACGAACTTCGTCCATCTCTAGATCGACTTACTCGCGCTACTGGCGATGTTACAAAGGCGCAGCAATTACAGTCAGTTGCAATCAATATTGCAGCAGGTACAGGTAAAAGCCTCCAGGCAGTTACAGAAGCCCTCTCAAAGGCTCAGGAAGGCAACCTAGCGGGTCTTTCACGACTTGGTGTAGGTATTAGCAGGGCTGAACTACAAACCATGACATTTGAGCAGGTGACTGCCAAACTAGCTGCAACTTTTGAAGGCCAGGCAACAATTCAGGCAGATACCTTTCAAGGAAAAATGGCTAGATTATCGGTTGCTTTTAATGAAGCAAAAGAGACAGTTGGATCCTTTATCCTTGATGCTGTTACTCCTTTAGTTGAAAACATTGTTACATATATTGTTCCAGCCGTTCAATCATTCATCGATGGATTTACAGGCGGCAGCGGATTAAAGAATGCTTTTACTCAGATTATCGATGTTGCAAAAGTTATCCTGATCCCAATCCTTCAAGGCCTTCAATCTGTGTTTAATAGGGTTAAAGATGCCGTAATGAATAACAAAGATGAATTTAGGGCTTTATGGTCATTTACTAAAAACATCTTAGCTCCATTTCTAGGAGGCGCTTTTAAGGTCGCTTTTGAGGTAATTGGAACAGTAATCGGTACTACCGTCAATGCCGTGGGTAAACTTATCAGCGCGTTTCAAACTCTTTTTGAGTGGGGTAGCAAGGTAGCGGGATTCTTAGGCTTTGGCGGATCTAGCAAACCTGCAACTACTAGCATGGGTGGGGGTACACCTCCTTCTAACAGCAAAAATCCATTTGTTCCAATTATTCCAAACGCAAAAGGTTTAGTGGCTGGTGGATCAACGGTTACCAATAACATTACAGTTAATGGCGCTATCGATTCAGAATCAGCAGCTCGTCAAATTGTCGAGGTACTTAACCAATCCTCATATCGTGGATCTCTTGGTGCTGGAGCGTTAGTAGCAGTATGACAGCCTGGACTCCAGATTGGGCAGTTGAGGTCAATGGGCTAGGAGATGTAACAGACCTAGTAATAGCAAACTTAACCATTACTTCAGGGCGCTCAGATATCTATTCTCAACCTATCGCTGGTTATTGCCGTTTTACTATTCTTAACCTCAATCAATCTGCAACAGGATTTGATGTAAATGATTCAGTCGTAATCAAGGTAAAAGATTCATCTGGTGTCTATGTGCCTTTGTTTGGTGGAGATGTCACAGATATCGATGTAACCGTCCAGACAGGCGAGCCAGCCATTACTCAGGCAATTACAGTCACAGCTTTAGGCGCTTTAGCCAAATTGCCTAAAGCCTTAACTGAAGGCGTACTGTCAAAAGATTTTGATGGTGACCAGATTTATGAAATTTTATCTCAGGTACTCTTTGCTAATTGGAACGCAGTACCCGCAGCTTTAGAGTGGATTAATTATGATGCAACAACAACCTGGGAAAATGCTGAAAACGCAGGGTTGGGCGAAATCGATCGTCCTGGCGATTATGAGCTTACGGCTCGTTCAGCAGAGACTATAGATGTTTACAGCCTTGTAGCTGCTCTAGCCCGATCAGGTCTCGGTTACATTTATGAGGATTCTTCAGGCAGAATTGGTTATGCAGACAGTACTCATCGCAGCCAATATCTTGCTGATAACGGTTATGCCTTTGTTGATGGCGGCTGGGCTTATGCGGCAGGAATTGCTACATCAAGGCGCTTAGGTGATTTACGCAATGAAGTTACTATCACCTACAAGAACAATGCTCAAGAAACAGCATCCGATGCAGCCTCAATCGCCCTTTATGGCTACCAGGCTGAAAACATTATTACAAGTATTGAAAACAAATCCGATGCTGAAGATCAAGCTGCATTTTATTTAGATATTAGGGCGTATCCTCAAGACCAGTTTAAGTCGATTACTTTTCCTTTAACTAACCCAAACATCCCAGATGTTTCACGCGATCAAGCTCTTAATATCTTTATGGGCTTACCTTTAGACATTGAGGATTTGCCGCTAAACATTGCAGACGGTCGATACCAGGGCTTTGTAGAGGGTTGGACTTGGACTAGCCGATTTAATGCTTTGGATCTAACAGTCATTGTCTCACCTGTGGCTTTTAGCCTTCAGGCGTTTAGATGGAACTCAGTACCAATTACCGAAAGATGGAACACGATAAGTCCTACTTTGGACTGGAATAACGCTACAATAGTAGCCTGATATAAGGAGAGTAAATGCCAACAACCACCAACTTTGGCTGGACAACCCCAGCCGACACCGATCTTGTTAAGGACGGTGCAGCTGCTATTCGCACGGCTTTAGGTGGCGTTGATACATCTTTTGTCGATCTAAAGGGTGGAACAACCGGACAACTATTAGCAAAGGCATCTAACACAGATCTCGATTACACCTGGGTAGCCCCAACAACAGGCGATATCACAGGCGTATCAGTAACTTCACCAATCACCGGTGGAGGAACATCTGGAGATGTAACTATTGGTATTTCATCAAGTGCAGTAGTACCTTCTCAAACAGGCAACTCTGGCAAGTATTTAACTACAGATGGCACAACATCGTCTTGGGGAACCATCTCAGCGGGCGCATACACAAGTCTTGCAACAGGTTCACTAACCGGTAATCAAGTGACAATTAGTTCCATTTCAAGTTCTTATCGCGCTCTGGTTTTGGTTATCAATAATTTAAGTCTTTCAAACTCGGATGAGTTTGCCATTAGATTGAATGGTCAAACTTCAGGTTATGGTTTCGGCAATACTCGCGGTGGTAGTTCGGCTGGGCAGTACGAAACACAAAATGGATCAGTTATCAAAGTGCCAGCAGGCAATTTATCAGCTCCAACAACAAACTACAGAGCAGTAATCGAGTTTCCGGACTATGCAACAAGCGGTTTATTGTTTTGTAATTTTACGGGTGCAGCCAACTTTTCAAGCACAACAACAGGCGTCCAGCCATTTGGTGGCTATGGATCGAATACATCTGAAGCCGTTTTGTCATCAATCACATTAATGGCGAATTACGGATCAGGCGCATATACATTTGACAACGGCACTTACACACTTTACGGGGTGAAATAAATGATTATTAAAGAACATAATGCAACTACCGGGGAAGTTATTGAGCGCGAAATGAACGCTGCAGAAATTGCGCAATGGGAAACCGATAAAGCAACCTTTGAAGCCGAAAAAGTTGCAGAAGCAACTAAAGCAGCTGAAAAAAATGCTCTATTGACTAAATTGGGTATTAATGAGGATGAGGCTCGCCTCTTACTTGGATGAAACCAAAACTATCTAAGTCGGTTGTTCAACTAAGAGAACAGGCAGACGATGCTTATCCTGACAGAAAGCGTGACTCTGACGGCACGATCGGAGATGCAAAGCACTCAACCCGAAAGAGCGATCATAACCCTGACCCTGATACAGGGATTGTCCGCGCTATCGATCTCGATGCTGATTTCAATGGACAAGCCTCTACGGCTGCTTACATTGCCGATCAGATACGAATTGCAGCCAAGTCAGATAAACGCATTAGTTATGTCATCTTTAATCACAAGATTGCAAGCGCTAGAAGCTTCTGGAAGTGGCGAAAGTACACGGGAGTTAATCCACACACAGCGCACATCCACATCAGTTTTACAAAGGCTGGCGATACGGATTCGAAGTTTTTTAACATCCCGTTACTAGGAGGAACAAATGACACAAGACCTGAAGAAGATGCTAGCAAGTTGGGGCAGAGCGTTTCTAACAGCTGCACTTGCACTTGTCGCTGCGGGGGAAACAAACCCTAAGAACATTGCTTATGCTGGTGCTTTAGCAACAATTCCACCAATTATGCGCTGGCTAAATCCTAAAGATGAAGCTTATGGTCTACGGTGACCGCTAGTGATTGGGCGGGATTCGCTCTCGCCATTGTCTCAACGCTTGCTATCTTTATTGGCGGTTTGCGTTATTTGGTTCGCGGTTGGCTATGGACTCTTACGCCTAATGGTGGATCATCTCTCGCAGACCGATTGGCAAGAATAGAGACACGCCAGGAGCAGATGATGGAACTTCTTAAGAAGTAAGGAACACTTATCCACATGGCAAGAAAAGCAACTAAGGCGTTAGAGGAACAAGGTTACTCAAAGCTCGATGCTTACTGCATTGGACTTTATGAATACTTCTGTTCATTAAAGCGAGCAGGTTTCGCAGAGGACATTGCCATGTTTATGATCACAGAGCCACAAGCCTATCCTCATTGGATTCTGCCTGATCCCATTGACCCTGAAAAGTTTGGGGATTACGAAGATGAGGACGATGACTAAAAAACGCTACTTAGTGATTTCAGATCTACAGATCCCATATCATCATGAGCAAGCCGTTAAGAATTTAATCAAGTTAGTAAAGCGCGAAAAGTTTGACCTAGTCCTTAACACAGGCGATGAGCTTGATATGCAGTCTCAGTCCAAATGGGCTAAAGGCACTCACCTGGAATATGAAGGGCAATTAGATGCCGATAGAACTTTGGCTCAAAACATCCTATGGGATCTTGGCACGACCGATATCACTCGATCCAACCATACCGATCGTCTATACCACACTCTCGTTAGAGGCGCTCCTAGCCTCATCGGACTTCCAGAACTCGAGTACGCCCGTTTTATGGGCTTCTCAGACATGGGGATACGCTTTCATAAGAAGCCATTTGAATTCCATAGAGGATGGGTCTTAGTCCACGGAGACGAAGGCTCGATGAACTCTAACGCTGGTCTTACAGCTCTTGGCTTGGCTAAGAAGTTTGGTAAATCAGTAGTTTGTGGACATACGCACAGAGCAGGTATTAGTGCCTTCACAGAGGGCATAGGAGCCTCATACAGGACTTTATGGGGTGTCGAGGCAGGTAATGTTATGGAGAAGAAGAAAGCCTCTTATTTGAAGGCTGGAAGCGCTAATTGGCAGATGAGCGTAGCAGTCATTGAAACGCACGGAAACCATGTCAGCCCTATGCTGGTTCCTATCAACAAAGATGGATCGTTCACCCTTTACGGAAAGTTATACGCATAAATCGTTATCGTTTCGTTATCAAAATGTGTTAGACATTGTCAGATAGGCGTGAGACCGTAATCCAGTAGCCAACAATGGTTACAAAGACGGGAGCAAACAAATGAGTTTTGAAATGCCAATAATCATCTTATTGATGGCAGCTAATATCTTATGGTTTATTGTCGGCTGGGGTAAAGGCTTTGCAGAAGGCAAGCGCGAGGGTCTAATCATGGCTAAGTCATATCAGCGAGTGACACCAGATGCTCGCTAATGAAATCCTACTCACAGCTACAGACACGATCCGTGACCGTGGGCTATCGTACGGTCATCCTGCGGATAACTTGCAACATACCGCAATGCTCATCTCAGCATACCTACAGACACCAATACATGACTATCAAGTCGCAGGGATTATGGTGCTCGTTAAACTTTCCAGGACTAATCAGTCAGCGCAGCACATCGACAACTGGGTTGATCTATGCAGCTATGGCGCACTCGCAGGACAACTAGCAACGGAGGAAAACGAGCTTTATGTTTAATTTAGCCGATTACGAACCAGTCGAGGTGAGACTTGAAAAATTTATTAAGGACTATCCAACATTCCGCATTGCAACAGAGCTTGAAGTGGTCGAGGCAACTCGATACATTGTTAAGGCGTATCTATTTAAGGATGCTAGCGATGGCGTTGCGTGGGCAACGGGATACGCTGAGGAGACAGTTTCTAGTCGCGGTGTTAATCAGACTTCAGCACTGGAGAATTGCGAGACTTCAGCGATCGGCAGAGCACTTGCAAATGCAGGTTATGCGCCTAAAGGAAAAAGACCTAGCCGAGAGGAAATGACTAAGGTCGTTGCTACAAAAGTAGCAAAGCCACCAGTCCAAGATGTAAAGGCAGATGACCAAGATTACTGGACTACACCAGTTGGAGAATATAGGGGCGTAGTGGATGCACCTGTAACACTTGAGAAGGCTATGGAAAATGTAGCTGCAATTATGGGTACAGGCGAAGCAGTAGAAGCTCCATCATGCGAGCATGGGCATATGCAATGGCGCGAAGGTGAAAAGAATAACAAGGCATGGGGTGGCTACTTCTGTAATACAGCAATCTCATCAGCACATCGTTGCCCTACTAAATGGTACAACCTGGGATCAGATGGAAAGTTTCAACCACAGAAGGCGAGAGTGTAATGGGTAACATTGGAATCAAGATAAATGGTGAGTGGGTCGATCTTATGTCTGCCTTTGTGCCATGTCAGCTGTGCAATGAGCCAGTACAAATTAAGAACCTGGTTGATTTATCTCAAGATGCAGTTAATGGCACAGTCTCTTGGCAATGTTTGAAATGCAGTACAGTCAATGGTTAATGGCAAAGATATTTATAGAAGCCCTGTAAATGGTGACATCTATAGCTTTAGCGGTTATGGCGGTGTAATGAATTGCACCGATTGCGATGACTTTACTCAGGTAAACGAATACGATAGACAAGAACATGGATCAGTAGTCTGGCTATGTAACAGCTGCGAAAATAAACATCATCTATGAGCGGATATATGCCACCTTCAGCCACGGATAACTGGGCCACTCCTAAAGATTTATGGGAGCAAGCTAATGGTTTTCATGACTTCGAACTCGATGCAGCAGCTAGTTTGACTAATCATTTATGCGATGAATGGTTTGGATTAGATCATCCAGACAAATCAAGGCGTGATGGTTTAGCTGGTCAATGGGTTGGGCGCACTTGGGTGAATCCGCCTTATGGCCGTGGCATATATGATTGGGTAAAGAAGGCTGCTTTACATGATGATTTAGTAGTGATGTTGCTACCATCAAGGACTGACACTAAATGGTTTCATGAGTTTGTATATCCGTACGCAGATTTGCAGTTTATTAAAGGTAGGTTAAAGTTTGGGGCAAGCGTAACCGCAGCTCCATTTCCTTCTATCTTGGTGACCTTTAATGGCTAGCCAAGCAAGGAAGCACAGAGGTTTCCGCACAGAGCGCGTAGTAGCTGAGTACCTATCGACTTGGTGGCCAGGCGCATGTGTGGGAAGGGGTAGTGGCAAGGATATTGTCAATGTACCGTTTGATGTTGAAGTTAAAGCCCGCGCTGGATTTCAACCTCTTGCATACATTAAACAATTAAAAGCTCGGACAGCCATTTCGGGGGAATTAGGCTTCGGAGTTATTAGACTCAACGGACAGGGAGAGGATGCGCGTGAGTATGCCGCGATTATCCGTCTTGAGGATCTATTGCCACTACTCATATTAAGATACGGTCACTTGGACAAAGAACCTACTGAGGCAGACATAGACCGATGTTCTGGATGTGGGTCATACATGATAAGGAAGTGCTTAACTTGCCAACCTATGATTACAAATGCACCAGATGCAATCTTAGTCAAGAAATCAATCATGGATGGAACAATCGACCAATGATCTTGTGCAACTATTGTAATGAACCGATGGTTAAAGTTATATCAGCTACACCAGCAGTATTTAAGGGTAAAGGCTTTTACTCAACCGATAAATAGTTATCCACAGAAGTTATCCACAGGAGGTAAATAAGTGATGACACGCCCAAGATTAAACGGGGAACTTGACAGCATCAGTACCATGACTAGGCAGAGCCCTTCAGGGGCTCACCCCGAGCCGCTTAGGCGGAGAGCTCGGGGGGTGCTGGCATGTATTGGGATAGCTCTATGCATTATGCCTGAAGCAGGTGGCTCTAAACCAAAGCAATATGTAACTTATAAAGAATATGCATTACATCTATTAGATTATGACTATAAGCAAATGAAGTGCTTAGGTAAACTCTATGGTAAAGAAAGTGCATGGAATCCTAAAGCTCGTAATGGATCACACTATGGAATACCACAAGGTAGAAGCGAGTGGCTAAAAGACCAAGATGGTTATGCTCAAGTAAGATGGGGCTTATCATATATAGAGCATAGATACTCAACTCCATGCAATGCATTCGATCATTGGAAGGCAAAGAATTGGCACTAGATTTAGAAGCTACTGTTCAATGCAGTCGATGTGCAGCTGAGACACCAGAGTCAGAGTTAATAGAAGTCTATGCTTGGTGGGTATGTGGCATCTGTTATGACGATCTGTAATGGCTAAGCAATCAGCGTTAAGG